ACTAATTGATATGAAGTTATAGCCAGCCTCTGCAAATTGCTTACTTAAAGCCTCACCATGAGCAACTCCCGAACTAAATACAATGGTTTTAACTGGTCTACTAAAGATTTCATGGGTCTTCTTAACCCATTCAGAAACCACATCACCAACAATTTTTATACCTCGTTCGCTGGCTTCTTTATCCGACCACTCACCAGCTATTTTCTTAGCTCCTGTCATATCGACTTCTTTAGCTATAAAAACCCTTAAAGGAGATAGCATCCCCATATTAACTAGCTCTTTAGTGGTGCTTCCGCTAACTACATCGGTATAAGTATTCCCTAATCCCTTAGTAAATGGAGATGCTGATAATCCAACAACTTTAATTTCTGGATAGTTCTTTACAAATTCAATTATAGAAGCCCTATTAGAATGCGCTTCGTCAATTACTAGGAGTTTAATTGAGGGGAATCCTTCTCGTTTCTCAAGGGTCTGAACTGAGCAGATTTGAATTGGCTTTTCAGGTCTATATCTCCAATGCCCAGCCATTAAAACACCGTGGTCAATATTATATTTCCCTAATCTTTTGGATGTTTGGTCGCAAAGAATCCTACGATCCATCACCATAGCTGACTTATTCCCCTTCTTATCAGCTAAATCCAATAGGGATATGGCACATTCTGTCTTACCTCCACCCGTAGGAAGGTAAAACATAACCGATCTATGCCCATTGGCAAAACTAGCCCTTAGTTTATTTAGGGCATCTTCCTGGTAATCTCTAAGCTGTAACATTTTTAGCTTTCTCAATCTGCTTACGATGGAAGGCGCATTGCTTTTTAAGTTCGGCACACTCATTCATAAATGAATCCCTGCTAGAAGATACTGCTGAGAGAGTAGCCGTTAATGTTTTAACCTCCCTCCGCAATGACTCTATTATCACGGCTGCTGAATCCTGTTCAACCTCAGAAAGCTTACCTACAGCTATAGCATCTCTGAGTTGTTGGTTCTCTTCTGCTATCGCATCCAGCGAGTCGTGAAGCTGTTCAATTTCGTGATCTTTTTCTGAATAATCTGCTGGATTATCAAAGTTTTCTTGTAAGTTATTGAATTCTTTAGGAGTTTCACTTGTTTTATTTTGGGGCGCGGTGTCGCGATGAGAACGGTTCTCATTTGTCTTATCTTTTGCAGTAACTCCACGCCGACATTCTTTGACTAAAGTAAGACTTACTTGGCATAGTTTACATAATTCTTCGGTAGATAAAAACTTCCATTCTTCATCAGCCAGAGCAATCATTACTGAATTACGCTTATCTGCTACTGTTCTTGGAAGGCCGTGCGTATGGTTCGCAGACAGCGCATAGAGCTTCGCATCTCTAGTTGTACCCTGACGCACATCCGCAGGAATCTCGCTCGCTCCCGCCCCCTTAAAAGCCGCTACACGGTGGAATCCATCAGCCAGCCAATAATCTCCACCATCAAAGAATACTGTCACTGGTGGGAAATCTGTTCCATCTTGAACTAAAGACTTATAGTGTTCGATTACATCACTATTTAGACATATTCTAGCTTGTGACGATTCAGTTACTTTGATTCGTGATATTTCGATTGATTGCATGAAGTCCCCTTTGATAAAAAAACCTACAAGGATTTGTAGGCTGTAAATGTTGCCTGATTCAGGCTATGCTACCCCCTTCGATAGCACATCAGGCTGCTGTTATCACTAGCCGAGGGGATCGTGACTTGGGAAAAGATCAGGATGATTCTTTTTAAAGAATGCAAATTCTATCCTATCTTCTATAGATTTAGTTCGTTTCTTAGTAATCCCATCAGGCCACTGATAAATAGACTGACGTTCAATGTTTAGGATATTAGCCAGCTTTTGAACTGAGCCAAACTTGTCTTTTATAATTTCAATAGTTGTTTTCATGGTTAGCATCTTAACTCAAGTAGAATTTATTTGCAAATAATACTTTACTTTATGTCAATTCTTCTTTACAATGCAGCCATCTTAACTAACCAAGGGGACTGAAATGGAATACGCAGAATGGATTGAAAGGGAAATGGAAGAGTTAATGAAGGAGGGCGGTGAATATAATCCTTTCCGTCATTTCAATATATTAGAAGCACTAAGCGAGATGGATGATGGGGCTGCATTGAATGTAACAGCCTCTATTGCATCAGCAGAAGACTTGCCAGATAACTCATTTGCTCAAGATTCTGGCTGTAGAGCAGTAAGAAATGCTATTAGAAATTACTGGACTAAAATGGCAAAACATAAAGCCGAGCTAAATTGGGAAGAATATCGCTGTGCATCACTAAATAATGAGGATAGATAACATGTCAGATATGGGAATGTACGCAATAGAGCAAGACGAACGCGAAAACCTTTCAGGTGCAGATGATTATGAAGCATGGATTGTTTCAATAGAAGGGTCTTATCTATGCCCTTACTGCGGAACAATAAGACCAGAACTAAGGACTTGCTGTAGTGAAGTTCACTCAGTAAAGATTTGTGACATGAACGAAGAGGCAATTAATATTATTCAGAAAAGCTTGTAAAGTTATCTTTACTCTGTTACAGTCTTAACTTGTAATTAAATGTAGAAACACAAAGGAGATTCAAAATGAGCGAAAGAATTAAAGAAGTTAAAAGTTTTGGCGATGTTAGATTGTTGATTCTACAAACAGTTATTGATGTTAGAGATGGGCATCTAAGCACCTCTCAAGCTATGGCAATTGCAGCCAATATGAAAGAGCTTAACGCCAACATACAATGTGAAATTAATGCTACTAAACTTTCTATTGCTACAGATGAAAAGGCTAAAAAGTTTGGTGAAGTTCTATCAATGGGTCGTAGGCTTATTGGTGAAAATGCACAGGTTGAAGATAGAGATGCAACAATTAACTGATAGGCAACAGAGCGTAATTAATGGTCTTGATAAAAATAAAATTGCATGGATGTGGAGATCAGAACTACCAAAAAAATATAAGATAAAACATGAAATATATCATGTTGTATCAGCTTTTGATAATAATGATTATCCTGTAATTTTAAATGGGTCAAGAAAAATGCTGTTTTATGGATACCACTCACCACATGCTGCTGCTAGAGAGTCAATTTATAAGCGAGCATTAAAGATGTTTAAATTTACAATTTTTCAAAGTGATTTTAATGCAAAATCAAAAGATTCAGCATTAAGGATTAAAATGTTTGATGATTTTAGAGGAAGATTATTTAGTAAACTTTGCAAAAACTATCCTAACTCACGATATTACCCTTATAACAATTCGTGTTCGTATTTATTTGGAGAAAGAATATATGAAGATGTAAATATTGAAATTTGTTCAGAGTTATACAAAACATTAATAAACGTAACTACATTAAATAAATTAAAGGAGATTCAAAATGAAATGGAACGAAAATAGCGGTGGCAGTACATTTGAGCAAGCACCTGTAGGAACTCATATTGCACGTTGTATTAAATTGATTGACTTGGGTACTCAAGAGGGAGAATACCAAGGGGTTAAAAACTCTAAGCGTCAATGTGTGATTACATGGGAGCTTCCTGGCACGTTAATGACGGAAGGCGAATCAAAAGGAAAGCCTTTCACAGTTTCTAAGTTTTATACTCAATCCCTTGGTGAGAAAGCGAATCTCCGCAAAGACCTAATTAACTGGCGCGGTCGTGACTTCACACCCGAAGAACTTTCAGGTTTCGAAGCTAAGAATATCTTAGGCAAACCTTGCATGGTTTCAATTACTTTAAATGACAAAGCTAAAGCTAAAGTTTCAGGCGTAATGGCTCTCCCTAAAGGTATGCCTTGTCCAGATCAAGTTAATCCTTCCGTAATATTTGGATTAGATGAATTTGATAAAGACATATTCGAATCACTCGGTAAGGGTATTAAGGCAATGATTGAAGCCAGCCCTGAATATAAAAAGATGCTTAAAGTCGATTCATTTGTAGATGCGGCTCAGACATTTACTAATGATGATGCTTTTGACCAAGATGTTCCATTTTAAGGAGAATTAAATGATAGCAACTCTCGATATTGAAACTCTTCCTACCAACAATCAATTGGTGATTGACGAGTTTAAAAAAGGTATTAAAGCACCAGGAAACTATACTAAGCCTGAAACTATCCAGAAATGGATGGAAGAAAACGGCACCCAAGCCCTAGAAGATATGATTGCTAAAACTTCTTTCGATGGGTTATATGGTTCGATAGCCTGTATTGCATGGTCATTTGATGATGATGAGGTGATTAGTTCACAAGCTGGGATGAATGAAAAAGAGGTTATTGAATCACTCTATAAATCCTTAGCAGATAGCGCTAGTCATATTGAATTTGAATTTTGTGGTCATAACTTAGCTGGATTTGACCTGCCTTTCTTAAAGCATCGTTCAATGATCTTAGGAATTAAACCACCTAAAGAGATATTAACAGCGATGAATTCTAAGCCTTGGGAATCTTGCATTAAGGATACGATGTTAATGTGGTCAGCAGACCCTCAGAAACGTGTGTCTATGGATAAACTATGTAAGGCACTAGGGATAGAAGGCAAGGGTGATTTTGATGGCTCTATGGTCGCTAAAACATGGGAGACAGATAAGCAGAAAGTAATTGATTACTGCAAAGACGATGTTTCACGTACAAGACAAATTTATAAATGCTTAACTTGGAGTTAATATGATTAACGATTATTCAGAAGTAATGGCTTCGTTTCAAAGAGAGTTCTCTTATCTTCAACATTGCCTTAATGGAAGAGATTTTGTTTCAGCTTTAGAGCAGTTAGATATGATGAAGCTAAAGCTAGAAGACTTGAATGATTGGCTAGTTCAAGAATTAAATGCACAGTGAAATATGTTTGGATGTTCTGGCTCGTAGCAATGACCCCATTAGGTTCTGCTGAGATACCAGCCTACCACCATATCGGTGAACCTAAAGAAACGGTGGCTTGCAGGTATGACGTAGAGGATGTGAACTGTTCGCCAGTTATTTTAAGTAAAGCAAGAATTATTAAAAGGAGATATAAATGAAAACAGCAAAGAAAGAATTCCTAGCCTCGGTCCTGAAAAAAGGTGAGCGCTATGCAGGAATTATCACCGGAAAGGACGGCGAGCCCGATTACCATTTGATCCTATTAGCCCACAAAGAAGTATATGCGGACTGGGAAGCGGCTAAGAAATTCGCCGAAAAGGTAGGGGGAGAGCTACCAACCCGCCGCGAACAATATCAGCTATTTGCGAATCTCAAAGAAGAATTTAATCGGACTCATTACTGGTCTAGCGAGCCGCACGACGCTAACTCTGGTTATGCGCGGAGCCATAATTTCTACGGCGGCGGAGAGAACAACTACATTAAGCACCTCGTGCTTAGAGCGCGTGCCATACGTAGAGTAGTAATTTAACGGGGGCAGACATGTACATACACGAAGAAATCCAAAAGGCTGTTTTGCCACTCCTTAAAAAGTACGATCTTGAACTGATTGACTTGATCGGGGAATTGAACAAGGCAGCATGGGAGTTATCAGTTTTAAGCAAGCACGGAATTGATAAATTGATAGTTGATTTAGAGGTGCATAACGTAGAGTTAACCGGCTCACCTGCTTCTAGCAATTCCGACTTGATCGTAGGGGTAGGCTACGTCCGCACCCAGTTAAAAGCGCAAGGACAAAACGGCAACTGGGACTATAGCCCCTATATGCAAGGCATGTATAACGGGATGGAATTCGCGCTTGCAACGCTAGATGGGCGGGACGCAGAATACAAGTCAGCACCAGATAAATGGTTATGTGATATCCCTTATGACGAGTCCGAGTTGAACGATGGGCTGGACAATGAGATCGGAGATAAACATGAATGAACAACCTAGCATGACAGAATATAATAATATTGTTTGGTCTCGCATAGATAAAAAATACCAGATAACTAGATTAACTGAATGGGCAAATATGCTTGAAAAAAGAGTTGCAGAACTTGACCCATTATATCGTGGCTACCATTGGGGCAGGATAGATAACGAAATGCCAAAACTAATAGAAGCCCAACATTGCATAGATGTTGCATAAATTGGAGAATTGAAATGAGTGGTGACCAAGAAAGAGATGCACCAAGGCAACACCCAAACTGTGTAGATTTTACAAAACAAGAACTCGAAGAACTCAAAGACAAAATAAACGAGGTTTGGTACTTATCTTATCCCGAATCAATGATAGAGCTGGGCAAGGAAAAGCTGAGGGTGTTCAATTTATATCAAGACCTCAGGGATACGCGCTGGAACTACAGAGTTTTGCATAAAGCCTATAACGAAATGGATAAGGAAAGAAATGAAAGAAGAAAAGAAACAACGTGAGGTAGATAAACTCGTAGACTGCCGCACCTGTCAGTACTACCAAACGATGCGTGGTCGTTGTCATAGCACGGCGACCTGTGTACTAGCGGATCAGTATAAGGGTAAAGATTTTATTCAGTTATGGAGCGTGCCTAAATTATGATATTTAAAAACGAGAATGTTAAGAATCTTTTTGACACAATTATGAATACGAAACTAACAGAGTTTGATACTAAGTCTTTCCCTGATTTTTCACAAAATGAAGTAAAGAATATGATTTTTAGAATGCAGAGAGAAGGATTGGCATTTAAAATCGGGAAAGAGCTATTGCCACGAGGCAAAGGTGCAGTTAAAGCTATTTATTCTTTAGATAAAACCCGTGTATTTAAACCACAAATAAAGATAGAAGTACCCAAGGACATGATGGGGCTAAGATCAACTTTCCCAGAACTGTTTAAATCGCCTGGTAATGGTCAGATTTATTCTATTTACTAACAAACTCAATTAGCGCCTTACATTGCAGTGTCGTTTCTAGTGAGTCTGCGTAGAAAGAACTTTCGCAAGCTCCCTCTCTAGTGGCAAGGGCTGTAACAGTGACGCTGGTATCTTCTGCTTCTCTGGGCAAACTACTGGCGCTACTTCCTGCCACTCGCAAGGCTTCGTTCCCTGACACAACTTTAGGCTTTCGCAACCCGTCAAGGATATGACTAAGCCTGTCAATATCAGCAGCGTAATCGGAAGACTCTCGATCATACTTAGCTTTTTGTTCTGCTTCGATTCTTGCTTTCTCAATCTTAGCCTTCTGTACTTGGTCATTGATAGAGTCCTTGTAGGTTTTGTATTCTACTTCAACGGAATGTAACTGCCATCCAATTATGCCTGTAATTGTTAACAAACAGATGATAATTGTAGCGCAAGAGTAAGCCTGAATTTGAGCTGTCATTCCTTTACCTCTGCTTGGGTCTTTTTTCCATCTTTTCTACCAAATACACGGTCAGTTACGAAAGCAGCAAGTACCAACCCTATGACACTATCAGTAATTGTGTTTCCTATTGTTTGGTAAATAAGGATAAACATTGCCACTAGCCATGTTCCATTGATTCTCATCTTACTAGAACCCAAAGGAAGGAATATATCTAAAAGACTATGCTCATTCTTTGGCGATGTTACCGCATGAATAAATCCAATAATCGCAGTAGCAATTACAAGAACAGCCATTACGTTGCCCACATTTTCCCAAGTAAAGAGATTAAGCCACATATTCACTTGATTAATTTCACTCATGCAACCCCCAATTGCTTGATGATACGTTCAGCTCTTTTCCCTACCTGCCTAAACCATAATGACTGAGCTGCACTTTCCTGCGCTTCTGCCCATTCCCCTGCGTTTATGTGACCTACAGTTGTAGTAAAGTTAGTGAACTTTTTAATTCCAAGATTGAACATCATATTTGCTAACGCATCTTGCCTGTCCTGACTAAATGTGTCGTAAGCAGGGAATAGCTTTTTACAATCACGCTGTGCTGATGCAATATCATTATCTAGCATCAAGTTTATTTCATCATCGCGTAAGAACCCACCCATGCTTGCATCTATCAACCTACCTACCCCGATAGTCCAATACCCAAGACTATCTTTATACGCCGATGTTCTTTTACCTTCATCGGTAATAAGCTGTTCCCGTAAAGTTGCCATCTAAACCCCCATCGCTTTCTCGCACTTCGATTGTAAAACTGACACATGATTTTCAGTTGCTCGGATACGATCATAAATCTCGCCAAGTCCTCTAATCTGCTCAGTGTGTGCTAATTGAATAGCCTTGATAGTGATAATCTCGCCCGTTAAATCTTTGTCAATTTTGAGCATTGTGGCATTCAAGTCAAGAACAGTGGCATTAAGTTTATCGAACTGCTGCAAAATTCTATAAAGAAAGAATGCGACCAGTGCAAATAATGCAGGTACTAACCATCCGGCAGTTGCAGCTTCGAGAGCAGTTAATATCATAATTTCACCCATGGTCTAATATCAATACATAATCTACGAACATCACCTTTAGGGGCAGTCGTACATCCGTTTAAACTCCAACCGAACTGTACCATGTATCCATAGCTTGTTGTCCAACTACCGCATTTTTTATAGTCAAAGTATTTCCACCATCTGTTCTTACAACTACGATAAACTGAACCAAGTTTAGGGATGCCGTCACCAATATCTACCTCACTACCTGACTCTTGATAGTTAACGATATTCTTAACTTTGAATCCCATGTAACCCATCATCCCCCAGCCAGCATTACGCCATCCCCACATCAAGCACCGGTAGTAATTTGAGGGGTGATCTTTCATTTCATTGTTCCAGAAGTTTTCATCTCCGGTAGCCAAGGTGTCGTATGGCTGAAATACTTTCAAGAACCAAGGCATATTCCCGTCCGACTTAACAAATAAAGCGATGATTGGTTGAAAGAGTGTCTGTACTAACATAGTTAGAACAACAAGGTATGCACCGATTATGTAACGTAAAATCATATTGATGATCCTATTAAATAAACACAGTAGATAAATACAGAAAGAAAACCGATAATCATAATTAGCTGTTTCATAGTAGGGCATCAACAATCAACTTCAACTCAGACACATTAATCGCAGAATCAATATTCAATTGAATTGCTGAATATTTATCCCTCACTACTTGACGAGCAGCCTCTGCATTCGCTGCTTCGGAAGGGATGGTCGCTTTAATATCCAGAGGTGCAAACTCTACTGAACGGGCAGCTCTACGCTTATCATGCGCAATGATCTGAGCCTTTGGCATGTTAATATCAATAGCACTATTAGAATGTTCCCATGCGTTACGGAAAGTACGGTCAGCAGGAATTGCAGAGTCATCCACTATTTCAAATAACACACCAGCAGGGACGTCTTTAGCTGCTATTTGCTCGATAGTCATTAATGCTAGTGCTTCTTCCGTTGGACGGGTGATGGCTACTATGCCGCTATCTTGCTTGTAGATAATTACGTTCATTTTATTTTCCTTTTATCTGAACACTACTACATCAATAAAGCCATAATCTGTCAGTGTGACTGTGTTAAAGCCCAGCACAAGAGCATTCGATACTGTCAGCCCATCCCCTACCGCACATCTAGCAGCACCCCCAACACCTGATTCGCTTATTCCAGTCACAATTGAATAATTAGTATCAGGCATAGCAGTCGTAAAATTAACCGTGTAATTCCCCACTCCGCCATCCGTAATACTCGACACATTCCCACTTGCACGAATAGCCACAGTACCTGTTCCGTTGAAGTTAACCCATGCACGGCAGGCATAAATAGGTGCTGTACCAGACACAGTAGCGAACTGTGCCGAATTAATATTGGGCGTAATCAGTGTGGGGGAAGTGTTGGTGACATAGGTTGACCCTGTACCTGTCTTAGATACTGTGTCAGTAGCTGTAGTAGCATTGCCAGACAATGATCCAGTAAACGTACTAGCACTAAATGCCTGTGAAGCACTACCAGATAAGTTAGCTTTCTCAGTATCAAGTTCATTAAGAGCTGCTTGAACTGTAGTCGCGACTATATTGCCTGAGGGAGTATTGCCGATTAGAACAGCGCCTCCTGTAGCAGCCAAAGTAGTTATAGTCGCCTTTAAATTTAAAGCCGTATCTATCTCGCCTCTTTGAGGAACTTGAGTGCCAGTAGCACCAGCAGGGACATTTAAGTACCCTGTCATAGTATCCCCTGCCAATGCTACGCGAGTTGATACATCTGGTGTTGGTATTCCATTACTAGATGTTCCTGTACCTCTATATATTCCCATATTTACTCACTTTCATAGAGTATATTTTTGTGACCTGAGTAAGGAAGAAGGGGTATCCCCATCTAACTGACCAATGTAGAGCGTAAATTTTATGTTTAACTTCCCGCATTTTCATATACAGGAGTAGTTACCAAGCACCTGCTACTAAGTTCTCAGTGTATAGTGCAGTAGCTACCAGTGGCGCACCCTCTAGCACTAAAAGATTCGCAGTCACTCCACCACCTCCTGCTGTGCCATTTGCCCAGCAATATAGCTGCATCAAGTCACCCGCAGACCATCCTGCAATATCTTGCACTGTATAAATCTTAGATGGATCATAATACCAAACTTGATATTGGTTAAGCGTGCCGATAGCTACTCCATTTTTATATATCTGCCAATAGCCATAATCTGGAATATTAACAAAACCTACGTGGGAGATTTTAATTATCGTTCTGTAAGTTCCACCTCTGGCAAGTCTAACTTCCTTGATTTTTGTGGGAGTGGTAGTCCCCATCGTATTAGTGTTATCAACAAGGAAATGAGCCATAGCAGGGTAATCCCCAGCTATTGCAGATTCGAGTTTAGCTATTGTAACAGCACCAGTTAGAATCTTTGCTGTAGTTACTGCATCCGTAGCAAGTTTCACATCCGTTACATTACCATCTAATATCTTTGCTGTGACTACTGCATTAGTTGCTAACTTTGCTGCTGTAATAGCGCCATCTGATACTGTAGTAGCTGTAGTAGCTGTAGTAGCTGTAGTGGCTGTAGTTGCTGTAGTTGCTGTAGTTGCTGTAGTTGCCGTAGTAGCATTACCAGTTAAAGCCCCTATAATACCCCCAGTCGCTGTTATGACTCCTGTAACATCAAGTGTTGTTCCAACAGTAAGACTTGTCCCTATTGTCTCGCCACCGCTTAAAGCTAAACTTGTACCAGTAGCATTCCCTATAATAGGAGTGACTAGTGTAGGCGTATTGGTATTTGCTTTACTTACAATAGCTACTGAAATAGCATTAAGCTCATTATCAATTCCAGTTCCAGTAATTAATCTAGCTGCATTTAATATACCGCTGTCTTTTGCAGCGAAGTTTGTTATTTTACTATAGTCGCTCACTTCATTCTCCTTTACAACATCTTGCCAATTTTAGTAAATATATCTAATTTCTGGAATGATACCTGATACCCATTTACGATCATTTCAAAGCCGAACTGTAAAACTTTCCCTGCTCCACCTGCTTGTAAATTAATAGTTGAAAAACTTAATCCACTAGAATAATAAGAAGTATTATTAAAATAGGAGGCAGAGTTGAAATAACTCTCAGTACCAGCAGGGAAAGTTATTTGCCCCGTATTATAATTAGCTGAGTAATCTGACGCATAAAAAACATTTATAACTTGTCCTGCCCCGCCTATTGCACCAAGGGATATTTTTTTCAGAATAGAGCTTGAAGACAATCCACCAAAGTTAATATGTGGAGTGTAATACTTCATCACATAAGTAGAAGTATCATCTAAATACCCAGTATATTCCCCCATGAAGCCAGCTTTACCAATGTAAAACTTACGATCTCTTGTAGTCAGAAATGAGGTAGGTAAAATACTATCCCATACGGTTATTTTGGCAGAGCCATCCTCTAATGTACCTCTCGTATCAAAACAATATACCTCTAAGCTGGCAGGCAGGCTTAGTAGATAGAAAGACTCTACACCTGAATAGCCTGATTTTATATTATCCAATGTCTCAAAATTAATATCTATTGTGATATGGTCTCTAATGTTTTTACTCAAATCCCTTAAAGGAGCAGATTTTTCTTGGATAGTTCTCTGTAGTGAACGAACACCTGAACTAGACAGAAATATTAAATCCTCTCCTATCGCTTGAACTGAATCTCTAGCAACACAACCTATCCCAGTAATAGAATCTGATAAAGTCATTGTTGAAGGTACATTCGCACCACTGTAAATAAGCGTTTGTCTCTTACCAAATATAACTAAGAAGTTATTATGAGCAGCTAGAGCAACGATTTCATCACTACCATTAGGCCATACGCCTATAACGTTTAAAG